CTTGTCGGACTCCTGGAGCTGGTCGAGCTCCATCTCGCCGTAGAGGCCGAACGCGAGGTTGTCCGGATCGACGAACATCCCGTATTCGACAGGCCACTCCGAGATCGCGACGATGTCGTAGTCGAAGGGCGTCACGTCGCTGTCGCCCTGGAGCACCGCCACGCCGAGCCCGTCCTCGCGCGTCGTGAGGTCGAACTCGTACTGCTGGAGGTGATCGGGGTTGAGCAGGAACGCGACGCTGTCGCTGTCCCGGTACCGCGAGTCCAGCGTCTGGATCGTCTTGTGGAACGACTGCGTGGTGACCGGCGCGCGGTCGCCAGCGCCGTCGGAGTTGTCGTACTCCGGCATCGTGTTCGTGTCCGCATCAGCCGTCTCCTCGAGACCGATCCGATCGGACTGCGTGTCACCCTCCGCACGGGCGATCCAGCCGGTAAACTTGTCGTCGAGCGCGCTCGTACCGGTGATGTCTTGGAGCGGCGCCGACGCCGAGGCCGCGCGCATCCCGATGATCGCGATGTCGTTCCCCCAGCGTTCGGAGAACTCGTCGAGAATGAGCCGGCCCCACTCATCTTCCGAGTAGTCCGTGTTCTTGATCGCGTCACGCTTCGGCTCGAACTGGATAACGTAGATCCGGTCGGTCGCGTTGAACGTGACCGTGCCAGACTCCGCACCCGACGGGTTATCGCGCGTGCCCTCCTCGTTACGCGTGTAGCCGGAGAGCCGCGGGACGCCGAACTGGGGTACCTCCTGCTCTAGCCGTTCGAGCGTCATTGTGTCGACCAGATCGAGGATGGCACTCGACTTCTGCATCCGCTCGAGGAACTCCTCGGTGACGTCCTCGGGCAGCTGGAAGCCGTCCAGTTCCGCGAGCCCGATATCCTTCTCTCGATTCATCGCCGCCTTGTTGAGTTGACGTGCGCCTTGCATGATCAGTTCAGCAGCTTCTCGACGTCGCTGAGGCCGCCCTCATCGTCAGCGTCGCCACTCTTGTTGGTTCCCGTCGCCTGCTGGGTGTCTGCCTCACCAGCCGCGACCGCGTCGATCCGGTCCGCGTTCTTCTCGGTCTTCTTGTCCAGCGCCTTCGCCCACTCAGGGGCGTCGGCGAACGGATCGCCGTCGCCGTCGCTGGTACCGTCGCCATCGACGCTCTTGTCGAGCTCGTCGAGGCGGTCGGTGTTTTTCTCGGTCTTCTCGTTCAGCGCCTTCGCCCACTCGGGGGCGTCGGCGAACGGGTCATCTCCCTTGTCAGTGCCCGGGTCGTCGTCCGGGTTCGTGTCGTCACTCATGGTGATCTCGGTGTCGGTGTCGGTCTCCGAGGTGACCCACTCTGCGAGCCCCTCCGTGACCGGCGTCTGCTCCATCTCTTCACGTCGCGCTTCGGTGAACTGCCAGTAGGCCTCGTCGGCCGCGAACTGCGTGTCTTCGTCGAGGGCATCAGTCGCCCAGAGCCAGTCCCGGAACTCCGAGAGCGGTGCCTCGCCTTGTGCGTCAACGAAGCGCTGGATCGCGGTGACGACGAGGTCGCCCTGCTCATCGGTCAGCTTCTCGACGTCAGTGGGCGCCGCTTTCTCATCCTCGTCGTCCGGCTTGTCGCCGTACTGGGCGATGGTGAAGTCGATGCTGTCGTTGTCTGTGAACCGGTTCGTCTCGAAGTCGACGGCGCTCTCGAGCGCGGCCTCGATGGCGTCGTGACCGGCCATCAGCGCCTCGCGGTTCGTGGCGTTGAGGGTCCGCCCCTCCTTCGCCACGACCATCGAGAGCGCCTTCGCCGCGCCGGCGGGGACCTCTGGGACGTGCGTCTCGTCTGCCCCGTCATCGGGCCCCGAACCGCCACCCGTGCCGAGGAGCCACTTCTTGAAGCGTTTCCCCAGCGTCGCGTCGTCGACGTCGCTGATGTCGTTTGCGCCGAGGTGGTCGTCGTCATCACCCGGCGCGTCGCTGTTGCTCATCTTCTGTTTGTCAGACTGCTCCGTCAGGTAGTCGTAGAGCTGTTCGGCACCGTCCTCATCCGCACCTCGCTGCTGGATGACCGAGACGAACTCCTCGCGGCCGTCAGTCTCTTCGAGAATGTTCTTCCCGACTGACTTGACGGCCGCCATGTCCGCGCTCGGAACCGCGCCAATGTCGACGTCGGAGATCTCGTTGACGGCGCCGTTGACGATCTTCATCGGTGGCCAGTACCGCTTTGGGACCGCCTCCGGATCGACTTTCGAGGCATCGACCTCGTCGGGGATGTCGTCGACAGACCCGTACTCGACGCCGTTCGTCACGTCCCCGCCGATAGAGAATGCACTCAGAACGTCGCTCTTGATGAGCTCCCAGCGCTCCTCATCGTGGTATCGGCGGCGGATGACCCACTCGCCGGCATCAAAGTCGACGCCGTCGATGGTCTCTGACTCGTCAAGTACCTCGCTCCGTTCGAGCTCGGCGTGATCGTCTGGGAAGGCAGCGTGCATCACCCCGTCCGCGGTTGCCGGGTTGTACATCGCCTTGACACCGTCCGGATCGAGCCAGTCGAGCTGTCGGTCGAGTTCGTTCGGGGTTAGGACGACGCCGGTCGCCGTCATCTCGTCATCATCGGTCGCCTTGATTGCGACCGTCTTCGAGAAGCGGCGCGGCTCGTCGTGTTCAGTCATGTGTTGAGTGCCGGGAAGGTGCCTCGCTCAGCGGCCCCGGCGGGGCGTGAGGTCATCGGTGTCTGTGCTACGTGGTCAGTCGCTCGCCCGCTTGGAGAGCACCGAGCTCATCCTCGGTGAGGTCAGCCGCGAACACGGGTGTCGTTGTGCACCGACAGTTCGCGATCTCTTCGAGCGGGCCCGTCGGGTCGCCCGGGTGATCGAGAAGTACGCCGCCGACCTCGAACGGCGTACCCACGGCGACGATCTGGCCGTCCACGTTCGCGTGCGTGTCTCGCTCCCGGCCGTCGAGCGTCGTCAGCCACTCCTCGCCGATAACGCCCTCCGCGTCTTGCATCGCCGAGTGATTGCCCGCGTTTGAGGAGGAAATCGTCGCGGTCCGAGCCGCCCGCTCGGCGACGTGGTCCTCGAGACGGCCCTTGAACAGCTCGTTGTTGAGCTGGTCGGCGACCTCGTCGACGCCGAGGCCCTCCTCGTACGCCCCGCGGAGCCAGCGGGCCGAGTCCTCCGTGATCGTCTCCAGCGTCGACTCGGCTGCCGTCTCAGACCACTCGTCGAGGATGTCGAGCGTCTCCTCGGGGACGACATCGAACGCGATGTCGAACTCGTGTCGCCGTGCAGCGAGCGTCCGACCTGCCACCGCACCGCGCTCACCGCCCTCACGGAATACGGTCTCGAAGTCGCCCGTGTACGCGCCCGTCTGCGACTGGAGCTCTGCCCGAATGGTCTCGAGGTCGCCCAAGTCGTCGGCACCGTCGACGAAGTCCGCGATTTCGTCTTCGACAGGATCGAGCGCGGCAACGTACTCGTCGAGCAGCCACGTGAGCGCGCGCTCCTCCTCGGGCCCGAAGTCCTGCTTACAGCAGACGCGCCGCTTCCGCACTGCTCGAACCTGCCGAGGGGAGGTAACACACATGGTCAGTCGTCGACGGTGCCGCCAACTTGAATCCGCGCCGCTGTCTTAGCGTCGGTGACCACATCGTCGACGGCGTCGTTGACGCGGTCGTCGATCTCCTGCTGGATGACCTGTCCCATCCCACCGCGACCGCCAATCTCAGAGAGGAGCATCTCGCCGATCGTGTCGTCACGCGGTTCCATCCCGAACAGCCCGAGCGCCTGATTGACTGTCATCGCCGAGCCGACAGCTTTCACCGTCTGTGCGGCAATCGCAGTCTGGCGCTGTTCGTCGGTCCCGCCCTTGGTGACGAATTTGATCGTCCAGTCACTCACACCGAGGATCTGTTGGTGGATGACACGGTAGAGGCGTTCCGCGAATCGATCCTGTGCCGGCTTGATGACCTCCTGCGTGAACTCACGAATCGCTTCCTCACTGTTCGAGTTCGTCGCGTCGTGGTGACCGAGTAGCTGGCGCGGTACCTCGTGGACCTTTGCGATGTCCTTCTCGTTCATCTTGCGGAACCGCTTGAACGACATGTCCTCGTTCCCGAACTGCGCCATCGGCTCGACGCGGATCGACACCTGTCCACCCTCCTCAGACGGGAAGTTGTTATCTGCCAGATCCTCGGCTTCGAGGATCCACGCGCCTGGATCGTCGCCGTCGCGAAGCCCCTCAATGTGCTCGCGGACGTCGCCGCGCGCATCTTCGGAGAGTTCACCACCCTCGACGATGACGACGTAGTCAAGCATTAGGTCGTTCTCGACGCGCTTGCGGTTGAACCGCCGCGCCTCCTGATCGGCGATCATCGTCTGAACCTCCGAGACCCACGTCGGCACCCCGTAGTACAGCGTCTGTGCGTGCAGGTTCGGGATGAACAGGAGTTCGTTGGCGGGCGTCCCGCCGGCGCTCTCAAGCGCCTCGCGCGAGTCGTACACCTTTCCAGTCTCCTTGTCGACGAACGTCGGGTCGGGATTGCCGTCGATGTCCTCGTGGTGGCGATCCCCTGCCTCGGCGTAATAGACCGTCTGCCCGTCGAGCTTCTGGACGTAGCCGTGTCCGGCAACGCGTTCGTCCTCGCCGGCGTCAGTCGCCTTCTTGACACGCACCGTTTTCGCTGGGAGATACGCCATCCCCGCCGGGTCGTCGTCGTAGCCGGCGTACATGATCTCGAGGGCTTGCCAGCCGATGCCG